TCTGTGAGCGATTGGCCGATCTGATCGTTGATCTTCTCCCACTCTTTCAGTGATGCCTCGGCAGCCTTGCGGTTCGCTTCTTCGACACTCTTTGCGCGCTTGATCTGTTGCGTTTCGTCCGCGAGGTCGGCCGCATAACTCAGCGCAGCGGAGCGTTGCAGTTGCCGGTTGCGTTCCGCAAGATCGCCATTGCCTTCGGCCACCGCTGCGTAATAGCCAGCATCAACCGCCTGAAGCCGCAGTGTGGCAATCCGGTTCGCTTCGTATGCTTCCTCACCAAGCAACAGAAGTTGCAACCTGTCATATGCCGCAGCGTTCGACTTCGTGAGTTGCTCGAAATCGCGCTCGCCTTCTGCGGCTTGTTTCTCGGCGATCTTTGCAATCGCCTCCCGCGTCTTTTTCTCGTCCTCGGCCGCAGCCTTCATCGCGGGCTGTTGCTTGAGCAATTCAGCCTGGGCCGCAGTCAGCCGTTCGACATTGATCTTGCCGGCGTGGTACGCCGCATTCAGGTCTGTCCACTTCTTGAGGAAATCGCTTGACAATCCGCCAACCTGGGCCTCGAACGATTTTGCAAGTTCAAGCCCTGCATCCGCTGCCGATTTCTTGGCGGTAGCTGTCTCCTTGTACTTTTCCTTCAGTTGGTCAAGGATCTGCAACAGCCGCGGATCCGATTCATTCCACCCTGCCGCCGTGGCCTTGTTCTTGGCCGCTGCGATTTCATCTTCTAACCGCTTCGCCTTCGATCGGCCGTCATTGAGTTGGTCTAGCAACGCCTTCTCTGCCCGACCTGCCGCAACACGTTTGCCCGCTTCTTCGCTTGCAGCTTTTTCGGCCTCGACCAACTTGAGCTTTGCGGCCAATTGTTCCCTGAGCTGTTCAACATCACGGGCCGCCGCATCGCCACCGGCGCCACCTTCAACATACCCGGCTGACTGGATGCCTTCAATCGTGCGCTCGATCGCGGCAACTTCTTGTTGCAACGTCTGCTTGCGGCCGATGTCCAGCATCGAATCCCACGCGCTCTTGGCCTCCCTTGCGACAGCACGCCAAGCCTTCTCAATCGTCCCCAGTTGTTCCTCGATCTGCCCGGCCCGCTCCCTCATGGAATCGGCATAGGTCTGCTGCGCCAGCGCCGCTGCTTCAGCCTCGCGCCCTTGACTCACAAGCGCCTGTATCTGCGCGTACACACTGCCCGTCAGGAAATTGGTCTGATCATCCAACGCCTTCACTGCGGAAAGCGGATCTTTCCCAAGGGAGATGAATTGTTCGATGGTCTTGTCAAGCGCCTGGCCGCCTGCGCGATCCATCCGCAACGCCGCATCGGTGATCGTCTCAAACTGGGCCGCAGCAACACGCCCCGAGCCCGCAAGTTGCGCAATGACGCCAGCAGCGGCGCCCTGAGTGCCGGAAGATATCGACCTCGCAAGATCGGCGATCCGCCCAGCCGTGGTGCCGGCTGCGTTGCCGGTCAGAATCAGCGACTTTGCGAATTCCTGCTGTTCTTTGCTCCCCAGCGCGTAGCCGGCGACTAGCCCACCGAGAATGCCAACAACGCCACCGATCGCAACCCGCAGCGGCGTGAACAGCCCGACCAGCGCGCGGGCAGCGTTCCCGATACCGCCGAACGAATCCTTTATCTGGCCACCCTGCTGCACAAGCACAAGCCATGCGGGCATCCCGCTCGCTAGCGAGGTTGCAACGTCAGTGATCTGTGCCGGGAGCTGCGCATACGCCTGTTTTAGCTGATTGGCGTTCACTCGGGCATCGCGCATGCTGCCGCTGGCCGCTTGTATCTGCGCGATCAACTTTGACGCTTGTGGACCGACCCCGAGCCGGTCAGCTTCAAGCTGCGCGGCTTCTAGCGGGGACTTCGCGCCAACCGTTGCTGCCTGCCGCTCAAGTGAATTGATGAGCGCATCTTGCGCGGACTTGCGCTGCCGCAACGCGCGCTCCACTTCGCGTTGTGCCTCCGCTTCGCTCTTCGTCTTTGCGACGATCTCGTCAATCTTCTGCGCCCACGGCACAAGCGCGGCGGCATCGGCGCCGCGGAAACTCTCCTGAAACAGTTTCGCCTGTCCGGCCGTGGATTGCAATTGCACGGCAAACGCTTTGAACCGATCGATCGCCTTGTTCGTCTTCGAGTCGAGTTGGTCTAGGCTCGTTTTAGTGCCAATACCCGACAGTGCTTCTGCGGCCTTGCCGGCGTTGTCAGCCATGGCGCGCGAGGCAACATCCGAAACGGATGTTGCCTTCGCCATGTTCGCCTCAAAGGCCGAAATGTCAGCTTCGACCTGTATGACAGCACGCCCGACAAGATCACTCATTCTTCACCCTCCCGGGAGTGCATAGCTTCAAGCGCCGCCACTTCGAGCACACCCAACAACGAAAACGCCTCGTCGCGTTCCGCTGGTGGAACCTTCAGGCGCCGCCATATCTCAGGCAACACCCCGTAGTCAAGCCCAGTTCGCCCGGCCGGGCCAGTGCGCCATTGCGTTCGCATGGCCAAGAAAACGCGCACGACTGTCGCGTTTTCAGGCCATACATCAATGACCCCGTCGCCCATCAAATCTTCCGGCTCAATCCCGAAAGCGCGAAGACTGGCAATATCCTTGTCGCTCGGCGGCGGCTTGTATAAAGCCGCTCCGAGCTGCTTCAGTTTCCCAGCCGGCCCTCGGTGTGGCTGACTCGGTAGTCAGTCGCAATGGCCACAGCGGCGCCAGGGTAGATGCTCAGGAACTTGGTGAGGCTCTCGGCGTCGAATGGGTACTTGTCCACATTCCAATCCGAAGCCACATCGAGCACCGCTTCAACGTCGCGCGCAATCGCGGCCTTCGTCGCTTCGACAAGCGACACACGCTCAGTATCGGCCTCTTCATCGGCTGCGGCTTTCGCCTTTGCCAGATAGGCGTCGAACAGCGCGGCCAATTCTTCGCGCGTGCGATGCTTGAACGTAAATTCGATCTTCAGCGGCTTACCGTCCGGTGTCGGAATGGCAACGGCGCGCTTGTAGGTCAGCGGATCGGTCGGTTCGAGATTCAGTTTGATTGCCATGATGTGTGTATGAGGTTGTGAAGAAAAAAGCCCCGCTTGGCTGGGCCAGGCAGGGCGAAACCCGCCACCTTTCGGCGGCGGGCATGGCAACGCGAATTAGGTCGCGTAGCTGATGAGGCGGCCTTGCGCGGTGAAGGTGGCTTGCACCTTGTCGACCGAGCCGGCAGCCAGTTGGGGCTGTTCGGCGATGCTCAGATAGCCATAGCCGTAGGTCTTGCGGGTGCCCTTCACGTACTTGTAGGCGACCAACGTGTTGTTGCGGCTGACGTCCATGAACGTATCCCAGTTCGACAGCGACGGATCGAAACCGATGTCGAATGTGATCGTCGAAGACTCGAAACCGTCCGGCAACTTCAGCCCCTGCAACAACTTGATCGGGCGGACGTCCACGAAACGCGGGCCGCCACCAGATGCGCTAATGCCGATGACCTGCGGCAGTTCAAGCCAGGAACTGATCTTGTAGGTCGATCCGACACCGGCCGCAGCGGCATAGTTGTCGGTGTTGCTGCTGTTCAGGCCTTCAAGTTCGAAGGTGTCGGCAGTCAACTGGTCGACCTTGAACACGGTGTTGTTCGCCAGTTCCCACCCTGACGAGAACAGCACCTCGTCACCGTCGCTGTAGCCGTGGGCAACAGAGGTGAGCACGGACGGGTTCGCGTTCGACGCCGCGGTGATGGTCTTCGCTGCGGCGAAGGTTTGGCTGATGTAGAAAGATGATCCTACGGGGGTTGTGTAAGCCATGATGAGGGCCCTTCAAAAAGAAAAAGCCCGCAGGGCGGGCCGGTTGTGATCGCCCTCGCGGGCACGGAAAAAGCCGCCAGGCACAGATGCCGAGCGGCTTGCTTGTTGGGCGCGCTAGTGGGCTATTCCCACCAGATGCTGAAATCTTGCTGCGCGCCCCTTGTCTTGGTCATTTCCTCATAGCGAGCGATCAAGGCTCCGATCGGCCTAGCGCTGTAAGGCGGCGGCCGGATTGCGTCCTCTATCGATCGCATCAACGTGTTCGCAGCCGATCTCGTGTCGGCCCATACGTTGATCTGCATTCGTGCATTCTTCAGGTTCGGCACGTCACCGTTGATAGGGTCGACGGTCTCCCCGCCGACTTGTTGATAGGTGACATACGGGCGTGCCGTATCAATCGGCGCCACATCGGGATAGATGCGCCCGCTGCAAAGGCCGCCAATGACAGTGACAAGATCCGATTCGATTGTCATTCGGCACCACTTTGCAGTTCTTTGATACGCTCGCCCAGCCGTTCGCGCATGCGATCAACAGCGACCTTTGCCATCGCATCGAACGTGGGACGGATGTACGGGTACGCTGGCACTTGCTCGGGCTTCGACAACCTGGCACGAGTTGCGATGTAGCGTTGCCCGTCATGCCCAACGACAACCTTTGTGCCGTTCTTGACAACGCGCCCATCATCGATCGGGATCAAGTGGTTGTATCTGAAATGCCCGTATTCGACGTTGAACCAGTGGGGCGCCTTTGCCTTGTTGGGGCCAACGGCATAGACCTGTCGTGTTCCGGCCCGCGATTCCTGTTCATCGTGCCAGTGGTAGATCGCGCCCCGTAGGGTGCCGCTCTTGACGTTTGGCGACTGTTGTTCAGCCCCTTCGGCCCTGTGTTGCATTTCCTCGTAGAACACTTTGGCGCCGGCATACGCTGCGGATCGGAGTGCTTTCTCACGCAGGCTGTTCGTGAACTCGGATAGCAGTTCGCCCATCGTCCCGGGAACTGGTGAAGATTGCAGGCTGTCGGCCTTGAACAACATCAGTGAATGGGATCTGCGGCCACCCTTTCGCGCGTTGTCGATGCCCATTGCTACCCCTGATTAGCGCCGCGCTCACACACCAAGTCGGTGTATTCAGAGGTTGCGTAGTCCGGCAACACTGCCCGTATGTCATAGATGACAGATCCGTCAACCACACGCATTCCGGCCGTTATGTCCTCACGGAACCGGTTCAATCTGACACTGATCGTTGCTGACGAAACCGCACCGCCAGCGGCGATTTCCTCGCTAGCGGCGGCACCAGTCGGAGACTTGATCCATGCCCAATCCGTGCTCAGTGCCGACCACGTTCCGACAACCTCGCCGAACGAATCCTCAGTGCTGGCCCGTTGTTGGATCTGCACGTACCGGTTGAATCGACCCGAATTCTGCATGGTCAAATCCCGTAGACGGCCCACTTATCGAGTAACGAATCGTGGAAACGATTCGGGATCTCTGTGAGCCTTGCAGCCGTTTGCGATTCACGATTCGCGTACATGAATGCCGCAGTCAACAGGCACCAAGCCCGGATATCGTCTGGCACGGATGCGGACGACGCGCCAAACCCGACAACGTATGTGATGGTTGCGGCGTTCGGTGAATCTTCGGTGTCTGGCCAGTAGTCTGCCGTTGGGTGCAGCAGTGCAGGCATCGAGTCAGCGACCAACGTGTAATCGCTGCCGGCGAGAGTTTGCGAGTCTCCAGCGGCGTCCGTGTAGCCGACGCTGGTGATGCTTGCTGGGCGATACATCAGCAGTTTCACGGGCGCCCCACCGCTAGGAAATTCGTCCAGCGTCTGCGCCCATGTTTGGTTGATGATGGCCCGCTTCATTTTGCCCTCGCACATCTGGCGAGCGGCAGCGATGAATATCGCCAGTGCGGCGTCTTCGGCGCTGTGAGTGATGCGCGCGTGCGTCTTCAGTTCCGCCACGCTGATAGGTTCAGCCGCGGGGGCCGTAATGAGCGTTAGACCAGCCATGTTGCGCGCCTCAGGTTGTTCGTCGCGCGGGCAACCGGAGCCGCCCGCGCCTTCAGCCTATTAGGCCGGCGGGTTTGCGGTCGCAGCCTGGGCCGGGTGGCCCAACACGGCAACAGCAGCCAGCAAAGCAGCGCTTGCGTTCGCAACCGGGGTGATGGTCAGGCGCGTGTAGCGCTTGGCACCCTTGTACCCGAGTTTGCGGCACTCGTTGTCGTCATCGAACTGGAACGCGGCCAGGACTTCGGTGCCGATCAAATCGGCATCTGCCACGGCGGCAGCGTCGGACAGATTCGACACGTCGCCCTCTTCCAGCAACACCGTGAAGGTGGCGTCAGCATCGGCGATCGAACCGGTGGCGATCACGTAGGTCAGGCTGTCATAGCCCTGGCGGTCGATGATCTGGCCCACCTGTGCCGTGGTGTCAGCAACGGAAACGGGCGACAAAACCCGCTTGATGTTGACGTTGTTCATGAGGTCACGCATGATTGATTCCTTTCAGTGGAATTGTGGTGAAGCGCCCGCCGAAGCGGGCGCGTATCAGGTTTCAGGTTCAGGCGCTGAACTTGATGAACTTGATGGCCTCGAAGTTCACCACGCCACCGCCAACCCGACGAGTGGTGTAGAACTTCACATAGGGCTTGTCGGTGTACGGATCGCGCAGGGTGCGCATTCCGATACGGTCGACAATCTGATAGCCCTCGCGGAAATCGCCGAACGCGAGCGACAGGGAATCCGTCGCCAGCGTGGGCATGTCCTGCGCCATCGTCACCGGGTAGCCCAACAGTCGATCGGGCTGGCCGGCTTGCAGGCCGGGTTGCCAGATGTAGCCGTTCGTCGTCGACTCCTTGAACTTGCGGATCTTGGTGATCACCTCGCGGCGGGTCACCCAGCGCGCATTCTGGAGATAGGCCGTCTTGAACGCGCCGATCAGGTCGAACAG